AAGTAGTGATAGGTTGAAGCAAGAAGTGAAAAGTACATAAATCATAGATTTGCGTAGATTTTCATATACGGTGTGACGGTTCGATTCCTTTCGTTCGCTCATTTTTATAGCCCCATCGACAAGTGGTTAAGTCGCTAGCCTTTCACGCTGGAGTCACGGGTTCGAATCCCGTTGGGGTTACTATTTTTAATGTTGTTCCAATAAGCAAAAATATATTCAACAATTTATGAAGGATACAAGTTTTATCACTATTATTTTTTGTATTGTTGTTGGAATTTTATCTGTAAATTATTTCAAAAATAGTGTTTAATGATGATAGTACAAGATTTAAAGATAGGTTATACGGTTTGTACAGTGACAAGTTTTGGGAGACTAACTATGCCAATGTACATTGCAGGCATTCTTAATGATGGTACTATTTATCTTGACTTCGATAATAACGAAGGAGATATGTGGGAAGTTGATATTAAAGATATTGCGCCTGTTAGAATAACGGAAGATATTTTAAGCGATTTCGGTTTTAAAAGAGAATTAAATACTGAAATGCCTACATATAAAATTCCAGATAGTACTATTGAAAGCTATATAGTTGCTACAGATAATGAATGTACATCTTTCTGGTTAACTAATGCTTGTAATGGAGAATATACAGATAAAAGTATAGGTAATAAGACATTTAAGTACATACACGAATTGCAGGAAATATTTTATCAAAAATTCAATAAACTTTTACTTATCAATATATGAAACTACTTGGTTCACATAATAGTTTAAGTTATCTTAGACCTAAGAAGTGGTATATGTATCCATTTATTTTTACCGCTAAGTGTCAGAAAGTGAATTATGAGGAACAATACGAAAATTATAATATTAGAGTATTTGACCTTAGAGTTTGGTTCGACAAGGATGGTAACTTAGAAGTACGACATGGTGCAATGGTATATAACATTGACCTAAATGGTGTGTACGAGTTTTTACATTATCTTAATAGTAAGACAGATTCCTATGTAAGAATTATACTTGAAGAAGATAATTTGTCAAAGCGAGAGAAAAATTCCGCTTGGAAAGAAATACTATTTGAAAAGTTTTGCACTTCTATTGAGACTTTATTTACAAATGTTTATTTCTTTGGTGGAAGAAGAAAGTTTGATTGGTTGAGAATACATGATTTTAAACATGATGATATTCCTCTTTTAGATTTATATTCAAGTACAACAAGATTTTTTGGTAAAGCAGTGTTTAAAAAAGGTATTAATATGATTCTGAATATGGCAGATGATTGGTACCCTTGGTTATACGCCAGATTTCACAATAAGAGAAATTATCAGGAATATATCAACAATGATAAAGAAGAATGTCTTATATGTGATTTCGTTAATATTAGATAAAGGATGAAAATAGGATTCTTACTGGGAAGTTTCGACCCGATACATATTGGTCATGTGCAAATGATTAATAGTGTACTGAATAGTGGCTTTGATAAAGTTATAGTTGTACCAACTGTTCAGAATCCATGGAAGGATTCTAAAGCTACTGATTTTGCTTATCGTTGCCAAATGATAGAGAATGCAATTTCACATTTTGGAGATAAATGCTGCCTTTCTAAGGATGAATTATTGGTTGATGGTACACACTATTCATATAAAGTATTATCGCTTCTTAGAGATAAATACAAAGGCAATGAGTTATTTATTATAGCTGGTTCCGATTGTGTGAAAGATATACCGAAATGGAAAAATTATAATTCAGATATAGAACCATATTTTTCTATTGTTGGGTTAAAAAGAAATAAGACGGATGAAATTCCAGATTATGCGATACCAATAGAACAAGATATTGTTATTCCTATTTCCTCGACATACATAAGACGAATGGTAAAAGAAAAGAAAATTTTTTTTCCATATATAAATGCTGAAAATGAAAAGTTGATAAAAGAGTTGAATTTGTATCATTAACATTTTATTGAACGAGAAATACATATTCATCTACATTTTTTCAAACAACTTTGACTTTAATCAAGAATAATAGCATTTTTATAAAATAGGCATATCAAAAACGATATATATTAAATTCAACAAATATATATTATTGCAAATGAGTTGATTAACGGTTTAATTTGGAAATAATTAGAAAAAAATAGTGAAGTAAGATTTATGTTGAATTTATTAAAAAAGGCATTCAAGTGGTATTGTAATAGAATGGAAATGACGTATGGCAAAGTTATCCAAGCAGGACTTACCCCTTGTATGTAACAAGACAAAAGTAAAGAGTGGCTAATAACCACTCTTTTTTATTTTACTCTTCAATTGGTTTGATTAAATCTTTGTATTGTTCCCAAACATTAGTCGCATTTTTATAAGCATCTATAGAATCTCTTGGAACAAGAATTTCTTTAAATTGCCAGCCTCTTTCTATTTTAGGTGGCTCTTTAGCTAAAATAGTTAATGATAGATTGCTTCTATTAATAGACCTACTAATATGTTTAATTGTTGCTGGCAATGTTAATGTTTCCAATGATGTACACATTGAAAAAACATCAGGTTCTATTATTTCTAAATTGGTCGGTATTATCACTTCAGATAAACTCGGACAATCTGAGAAGAGCACTTTATTCAACGTTACAAGTTCACCAGGAAGAACTACACGTCGTAACAAGGGGTTATGATAAAATGTACCATTTCCCAATTCAGCATGTGAACCACTTTCAAAAACTACTTCGGTCAATTTAGGACAATAACCAAATGCTGTACCTGTTATTCTTTCTAATGTATTCGGAACAAAAACTGTCTGTATATTAGTATCTCCAAATGCTTGATTGAATATAGTTTTTACTGTTCTTGGTATTGTAATTGCCGATATTGATGTCCTATACAACATTTTATTACCAATCACATCTCCTTTAAAATGGGTCATATCAATTTCAGTAATTAATTTACTATTATTTCCTGTAGATATTGTTGTAAAAGTATATTGATATTCACCATCACAATCTAAAATGTTCCACCCTGATTGTAATAATATTTCTTCTTCTGAATATTCAAAGGTTTTATCAGATAGTAATGGTCTAATCTTAACACCATCACCATCAACATAAAGTCTTATATAGTTATTGAGAGACTGTTTGTTGTATCTTACCCCCCCATTTAGAACATAACTAACATGTGGCTCTATATAATCTGAAGAGTTTAAGAATGCCTCACGTAGACTGTTTTCACTGAATAATTTTAAATGTTTCATATATATTAATTTAAATTTTATCATTAATAAATATCTATCTGAATATATAATTTAATATTTATTAACTATTATAATTTGGGTAAATAAAAACATTTAGTTAACTTTGCAATTGTTATTTGAAAAGATGATGAAATAAAAAAAAATAGTAAATTAGACATAAATATAATGCATGATAGTGAATTTTTTAAGTAAAATATATTTTAAATGTTTGTTTTTCAATAAGTTATAGATAGTATATTGTTAGAAATGTTATACCGTAAGGTAATCACAAGTCAAACCGTTACAATTTGTAACAACTTAAATATATATCAACAAATGATAAAACAAGAAGAATCTAAAATACGAAAGTCTATTTCAGAAAAAATTAAAAAGAAAGATATAAGAAAATTCATATCAGTTACAAAAGTTAGATATGAAGAACTAATAGATATAATATTTTCCTTTTTAAAATTAAAAGACAACGTATTGGATTACACTATTAGTTATAAATTATCCAGATATTCCAATAAAGAGAGTGATATTATAGCATGTGGTCTTTTATCTGGTAAACTTACTAAATTGGTTGATTATTTTACTACAATATGTAAATTATTAGATAATAGCCAATATTATAATATTGAATTAATAAATTTAGGTGATGAATAATTTTTCGATAAAAGACGATAAAGGTAAAGAACATTGGATTAGTCGGTCAGTAAGCGTTGTCATGTTTGTGTTTTGCAAGAACTTGCGTGGTGAATGGTGCGTCTTGGCTTCACAGCGTGGAGAAGGTACGCCTGACCCAGAATTGATTAATGCATGGAATTGTCAGTGTGGTTATCTTGATTATAACGAAACAACCAAAGAAGCATCACAACGTGAGACATTGGAAGAAACAGGAATAAAAGTACCATCACATTTAATTAAGTTTTGGACTTTTAATGATAACCCTAATGATGATAAGCGTCAGAATATTACATTTAGATATTATGCGGTGTATCAGCATGCAATTATTGATGACTTTAAGTTTTCAAAACAGAATATGGAAAAGAATGAAGTCGGTGCGATTGCTTGGATTAATCTAAAAAACATAGATAAAATGCGTTGGGCGTTTAATCATGATAAGCTTATAAAAGGTGCTGCTGTGAAAGCAGGTATTATACCTTTTAAAATGAAATTACGTTTATGGTGGAGTAATTTTAAATTAGGTTTTCACACAAGATTACTTGAGTTAAATCAAATATTCTTCAGTTTATAGTGTTTTTTTGATAATTTTCATTAAAAACTTGATAAAACGGTAGACTTTATTATATTTAATTAAATAAAGTAAAAATAATGACTGTACAGGAAGACTGCAAGACATTCTATGATGACTTATGTAAAGACATAAGTTCTTGCTTATTGTCGCATAAGTATATTGATAATGCTACGTCAGAGTGGGATAGCACTTCTTGTGTAATGACTGTGAAGTCGTGGTTCTCTACAAAACAAGTCACAGTCTGTAACAAGAACTCACAGAAATCTTACGTGCAAACGTTCATACCATCTCATGCCGAATGCATTGTCTCAGACGCTATTGTGACAAAAACAAGACGGATAAGAATTTATCCGACACAGCAACAGAAACAACTATTTAAACAGTGGTTCGGTGTAGAACGCAAGGTGTACAACACCTGTGTGAATCACTTTAACGAAAAGGACATTGATTTTAAGGGTTGGATGAATATGAGTACATTAGTACTACATTCACTCATTGAGGATTACATGAAAGTTGTGCCATATCAGATAAAGAATATGGCAGTGAAGGAGTCTTATACCTCATGGAGAACTAACTGTAAGAAAACAAAGAAATCTGGTAAACAATTTAAGTTACACTACAAGAGCCGTAAGAACCCAGTACAAAGCTGCTACATTCCGAAATCAGCTGTATCAGAGTCTGGTATTTATCACACCATTAGTGGTAAACTAAAGTTCTCTGAGAGAGATTGGCTGAAGAATGATATCTGTGATTGTCGTCTCATTAACGACCACGGAAGATGGTATCTTTCCGTACCCCAGAAGATAACAACAATGCCGACCGAAAATCAAGGTGGTATTGTTGCCTTAGACCCTGGGGTTAGAAATTTCCTTACCTACTTTAGTGAAGATGGACGATTTGGATGGCTTGGCATACATGCTTTCGACAGAATACTGAATCTTAACTTAAAGTGTGACCATCTGCTTAGCAGGCTGGCACTCACAAAGGATAAGAGGAAGAAAAGTAAGTTAAAGCGTACACTTAACAGAACGTATCATAGGATACAGGACTTGGTTGACGAATTGCACTGGCAGTGCATTAATTACCTTGTACACAATTTCTCTGTCATCGTATTCCCCCCATTTGAGGTAAAGGGTATGACGAAGAAAGGACGTAAACTAAGAAAGAGTGTTGTACGCTCTATGCTATCTCTCAGATTCTATGAATTTAAAGAGAGATTGAAACGAAAGTGCAAAGAGTGTGGTGTGGTTTATATTGAACAAAATGAGTCATACACAAGCAAGACCAATAGTTTTACTGGTGAGTTAATTACTAACTTAGGTAGTAAAGAGTGGTTTATGTATGACGGAATTAAGGTCCACAGAGACCTTAATGGTGCCCGTAATATTTTAATACGGGCGATGAGAGATAGCTCCGCTGCAGGTTGAAATACTTGCAGATGATTAGTAACAAGGCTGACATTATTGTCAGGATTTGTTAACGAACAACTATCGTTACGTCAAGAATTTCATCAAAAAGATAACTTTGTATATTAAATTTGCAAAATAATTTGTATATTTGAAATAAATATAGTATATTTGCAAAGTGATTTTGAAATCACATAATAATAACGGTTGAGGATATTACTCTGATACCAATTTTTAATTAAATATTTAAAATAAAATGAAGGCTTTAATTTTAATGTTCACAGCTTGCGTAGCACTTACTTTTGCTGCATGTGGTAATAATGTAAAGACTAATACAACTCAGAAGGATTCTGATACGACTGTAGTTGATAGCGTTGATACTGTTACTGTAGATTCAGTTGTTGCAGATTCTATCGTGAAGTAAGTTTTTTTGCAACTTATGTTCAATATAGCTTTGAACAACATTTTAGCCTTGGTTATTCCAAGGCTTTTTTGTTTTTATTAACATTTTATTTTTGGTAGTAAAATATTTTGCCTGTATCTTTGCATTATAAAAAAGATTAATATGAATAGATACGATTTAAATTTATCAAAACATGCCATTCAAGAGATACTTGATGCAAATGGGTATGAGATTAAGACATTATTAGTATATTATAGTCCTTTCAGTGATGCGTATGATTGGGCAGAAAAAAATACATTTAAGGTATATAGAGATTATGCCTTCAAGAAGGATAATATGCCAGAAGAAGCAGAGCGTGAAAAGCCAAATTTAGAAGACTTAAAAGAATATGAGTTAGACAACGTTTTGAATAAAATAATAACTGAATCAATAGTAAGAATATGTTTAAACTAATTGTTTGTACAAATTTGGTTGGTGCTATTGGAAAAGATAACAAATTACTATATCATATTCCAAATGATATTGATAATTTTAAACGATTTACGGATGGTAACACTGTCATTATGGGCATGAATACATACCTTTCTTTACCAAACCAAAAACCACTTAAAAATAGAATCAATATTGTTCTTACATCGAACCCCAAATTATGTACTGAAAAATTTGGTGACACAAGTGTACACTTCGTTAATTCAATTAATGGTGCAATCACTTTAATGCGTCATCTGAATATAAAGAATGAGGACGTATTTGTAATTGGCGGTTCTTCAATATACCATGCTTTTTTAGATGAGAATCTGATTAGTGAAGCATACATTACACTTGTAGAAGACAAAACAGAAGGTGATAGTTATTTAGCTTTACATAATTTTTCAGATAGTAACTGGAAGAAAATATACGAATCAGGTTTCCAAAGACATCAAGACTTGAAATATAAATTTTTGATATATAAGAATGTTGGTAATGAATAAAGAAGAAGTTAAATTCAATTGTCAATCTTTATCAAACTTATTTATATCACAATATTCCGATAAAATAAATAATAGTGAGAATTTTTTATTGGGATTTGATAATATAGGAAAAGATAAAACCTATATTGAGACAAGTCCTAAAACTCTATCAGAGGATATATATAAGGCTCTCAGCGAGTGTAAAAACAAGTATAAATCCATTGATATTGTAGTTGAAAATAATGGTTTAAAAACTGTTTTAAACAGTATAGATATAAGGCAATGAGACTTTTTGTAATATCTTGCGTAGTTGCAACAACTATTATCTATATACATTTCAGAATAACACAATATGTTAGTGCAATTGTGTTTAAAAATGAAGAGAGTGGACTTAGTGTCATCTCCAATCTAATCTTAGTATTCTTGATGATAATTTCATGGATACTATACCTCTACTATAATTTTTAAAATGAACTATTCCAATAAAATATTAAATCCATTAATCACCAAACTCAATATAAACACAGACGAGGATAACACATTCAAAGAACTAATTTGTTTAACTCAGGAAAGCCCAAATTATCAACTGTGGGCAGTTAATGCGGTATACTCTGGATATTGCGTTGTAGAGGAAATAAAGAGTATTTTAGAATGGTCTAAGTTACATAAACACTTAATATGTCAATTAAGTAAGCATACTATTACTGCTTATACATCTCGTTATGCAATTACAATTTTAAAGAAAGAAATAAAGAACATTCAATTAATTAACGATGTTAAATCTTTCATTAATAAATTCAATACAATACAGAAAAATTTACTGAAAGAATATCTCAATTTAGATAGCTATTCAATATTAAATATTAGTAAAGAAAGAGAGTTAAAGAAGTGGCATAAAATTTTTACAAAACTTCAGAAACTACCAGACGACCAATTAGATAACTTTATTTCTACATGTTCTGCACTCCATGATATAACAGCACTATTAGATGCTTTCACATGGTGTATGGACTTAAGTTATAAGTGGAATAAAAAAGAATTTATAAGTTTTGTTACTAAATCAACGCCTAATTCTCCTATTGTGTATAACCATGATAATATAGTTATATTACATGTAACATCACATAAAGATTGTAATAAATTAGTAGGAAGTGAAGGACGTACTAAATGGTGTTTCAACTGTAATAAAACTTGTTGGGAATCATACGTTAACGATACTAATAGTAAACAATACTTCTTATTTGATTTCTCAAAGAAAGAAAGTGAAGAAACATCACATATAGCATTTACCATTAATAAAGAACTCGGTCTTACAGAAGCATATACGACACATAATTTAAATATTATAGAACATGGTAATGATTATGTCAATGAAGTTTTCAATGAGAAAGGAATTAACATAAGTGACTTTATAACTTTAAAACAACCTATTGGTTATAAATGGGAAGAAAATAGTATCAAGACTATATTGGAAGAAAATAAAAATACCCAAGTAATTGATAATAAGAATAATAGATTACTTATAAGTTCAGAAAACGATAAAGTTTCACAAAGATTAATACAACACACAATTCTATATAAACGTTTAATAAAAGGGACCTTACAACGAAAACTATATTTTCTTTATGATTTAAACCTAAAAGAAGATGACCCTAATGGATTAATTTGTATAAAAACAACTTTATCATCTAATGGCAGAGAAGAGTTCCTAATGGCATATAATCAATGTTACCTAAAAGTAGATAAAGAATACCTAAAAGAAATACAAGTTGAAATTTAAAATATTAGCACTGCTGGATAACTATAATTCAGTAGTGTTATTTTTTTTATAAAAAAAGTTAATAAAAGTTTGTTAAAATGAATAATTTTATGTATCTTTGCATAGATAAAAAAACTTTTATGAATAATGATAAAAAGAAATGGTTAGACGAAATATGTAATTTAACATATAGAGATATTTTCAATTTCCTTAAAGATTATTTGGAAGAAAATACATGTATAGAAGAAGATAATTGTATTGCCAATTCATTTGAATATATAATGAACATATACAAGGAAAGCACAGGTAAATTTCCATACTAATTAACGGAAAAAAAGAAAGCAAAATGAGTACAAACGGAAGTAAATTCTTTACAGCTATGGTCGTGGGTGAAAATCCTGATGAATTAATGAAGAAGTATGATAAATCATTAAAAGTTGAACCATACGTCAAATACAAATATCTTGATGCAAAAAAGATGCAGAGTGCAACTATTAAGTCTATTGAGGCTATTTTGTCAGACCCTAAAAAGTTTGGTCTTAGTCAATTTAGTATTGATATGTTGACTGAAAGAAAAAAGATTATAAACAACATGACATCTTTTGAATATTATCAAAGTGTTACAGATGGTATGTTTTATGACGAAGAGGGAAATGCATTATGTGAAGATAACCCAAATGGTAAATGGGATAATTGTTCATTAGGTAAAAATTTTGCCGTACCAATTATTACTAAAGATGGTAAAGAAGTATATCAGGCAAGAAACAAAGATATTGACTGGGATAAGGTAATGACCCGTGATGAGTCATTATATAATGCAACTTGGGAAATGGTAGTAGAGGGGCGTGACCCAGAAACTCCAGAAGAAACTTCTATATACCATGCAATGAATGATAAACAGGAATATTTTTCCAACTTTAAGAATAAAGAAGATTACGTAACTTATTCTTGTTCTTATTGGAATTATGCTTATTTAGATGAGAATGGATGGAAAGATATTGATGATACAGGAAAAGAACAAGAATGGATTAAAAAGTTTTATAATAACTTTATAAAACAACTTAAACCAGACGCTCTTATCAGTATATACGAATATAGTAGAAGAAATTAATATATATTAATATAAAATCCTTGATGAAATAAATTATTTTTATTACCTTTGCAACATAACTTTTAAATAAATAAAAATGGAAGATTTAGTTACAAAGCAACTTAGGAAACGTTTCCTCAAGGATTTTAATCTACCTATCCAAGTAATACAAGACCCTTACTTTACAGAGCGTCTTGAACTATGCGGTGCTACTCAAGATTATAATAATCTTCTTGAATACATCGACACCAATTATAGTGGTAGTTATAGAGCATTCTTAGATGCTTATGCACAAATAAGAGATGAAATTGTTACTTCATGTTACAACTCAGAAGCGTTTAAACTGTTCAACAACAGTGACATTAAAGGTGAAAATCCATTGATTCCACAACGGAACTTGTATACAGAAGAACAAGATGGAAATAGTTTTGTAAGCGTTGATTTAAAGAAAGCAAACTTTCAAGCACTTAAATATGTTAATTCCGAAATAGTGCTTAATACTGATACGTATGAAGGTTTTATTGGAAAGTTCACGGATAGTGAATATATTAAGAAGTCAAAATATACAAGACAAGTTATTTTTGGAAAACTTAATCCGAAAAAGACTATTAGTATAGAGAAGCGTATTATTAATAAAATTTATAAGACGCTTAACGATAAGTTCAATCTGACTGAATATTTAGAACCATATTCTATGTGTACAGATGAAATTATCTACAAAGTGAAAGATAATGATAATAACGTATTGACAGATTTGCTGTGTGATAAATCTTTAATGATGATGGAACAAATTATTAAAGACACACTCGGGTTTGAAGTACGCATTAATTATTTCGGTCTTAAGTTACATCAATTCAAGCTTGCTACATCGGAAGCAAAAGTCAATTCTTTCACTAAATTGAATCATGTAACAAATGAGGTGTCTTATGCGTGTATTCCATCTACATACTATCCACAGATTTACAAATTAATTAATGGTTTAGATGTAACTAAGAATGACCTTGTTTTTTATTATGAACATGAGTTGGCGACATTCTTAAACCCATTGGTAAAAGTAAATAAAGATAATGAAATTTGAAATCAAAGATAAAAAGATAGAAAAAACCATCCATACAATACGTGCACTTATCAAAGGAACCAAATTTGAAGGTGTTACGTATGTTGTAGGTGGTTTTGTACGTGATACGTTAATGGGAGAAGTTTCTAATGATTTAGACATCGTTGTTAATCTCCCGTCTGGTGGAATAGATTTAGCGAATACTTTAACAGAGTTGGATAATAGTCATAGTGACTCTAATCCTATTGTATATCCTAAGTATGGTACTGCAAGCTTTCATTTAAAGAATAATGATGAATGTTCTGATGTTGTTATTGAGTCTGTGGAAACACGGAAAGAGCAATATCATTCAGATTCACGTAATCCAGAAACATGTTTTGGAAGTTTAGAAGAAGATGCATTTAGAAGAGACCTAACTATTAACGCATTATATTACAATATCTCAACAGATGAAGTAGAAGATGTTACTGGAAAAGGACTTGATGATTTGAAAAATCATGTTATCAGAACTACAAATGATAACCCTAACATAGTTTTCTTTGATGACCCATTGCGTATTATGAGAGTTATTAGATTCGCAAATAGATACGGTTGGAACATAGAAGATAAATCTTGGCAATCACTACAAGAATGTGCTTCGAGAATAAAGATTATCTCTAAAGAAAGAATACGTAATGAATTAAATAAAATAATATCCAATAAAGTCTGTATTAATGGTTTGTATTATCTAAAAGATAGCGGTATTTTATATCATATTCTTCCAGAACTATTTGTACAAAGTTTTGTTCCATGTTCACAGAACTTTAATAGTATGTTTGATAAAATAGTTACTATATGTAACCAAGCACCTACATGTTTATATACTCGTCTTTCAATTCTACTATCATTTTGCAAAACAGATAGTGCATGTGAAACTATTCTATCTCAACAAAAGCAACCGAATGTAATAATAAAGCATGTGCAGAATGCGCTGTTAGGTAAAAACTTCAGAAGAGAAGATGAAGACTTAGAAATATCTTTACGTAGATTATATAAGAAATGTAACCAAAATATAGATAATGCATTATGGGTATATCGAGTTTTTACAGATGAAGAAACATATCAAAAAACAATAAATACATGGTTACAGATAAAAGATAGTGCTAAAATTAATCTTCCGATAGATGGTAATGAAATCTTCTCATATCGTGCAGATGTTACAAATAATGACAGAAAATTACTTATTGATTATCTACACGAAGAACAATGCAAAAATCCTTTCTTAACAAAAGAAGAATGTGTTGAGTTAATTAAACATTATCAGTTACATTAAAAAGTGAACTACCCATGAACATTTAGTACATTGGCTTCGGGCTTCACTGAGGAATGGCTTTCCAAAAGGTCAGCTCTTACTTCCTCTCCACCCGTGTAATCGACAGTCCCTGCCGATATGTTATTTAAACCGATACGAAGAATATTAATAGCAGCATTAACATCACGGTCGTGTCGAGTGTGACAATTAGGACATTCCCATTCACGGACAGACAAATCCTTAATCTGTTTGTTGATATGCCCACAGACATGACATGTTTGTGAGGACGGGAAGTATCTGTCTACTTTCACAACCTTCTTGCCGTTCCATTCTGCCTTATAGGTAAGCATGGAAATAAATTTACCCCAACTTACATCAGTAATGGACTTGGAAAGGTGATGATTCTTCGTCATCCCTTTTACATTCAAATCTTCTATACAGATGGTATCATATCTTCGAACAAGAGAGATAGAGCACTTATGCAGATAATCAACACGACTGTTAGAAATCTTTTCGTGAAGTCTGGCAACTTTGAGTTTTTGGTTTTCAAACCCTCGGCTACCCTTCTTTTTGCGAGAAAGATGACGCTGTGCTTTAGCAAGTTTAATCTCGTATCTTCTTGTGTATCGGTTATTCTTAAAAGTTTCTCCCTCAGAAGTGACAAGCAAATCCTTTAAACCCATATCCACACCAACGGATTTACCAGTTTTCTCAAGAGGATTTATATAATCTTCTTCTGTGAATACGGAAACAAAATACTTTCCGCTTGGTGTCTTAGTAATAGTTACCTTCCCTATTTTACCTTTTATCTCACGGTGTACACGGCACTTAATACCTTCAGTGAACTTGGGTATGAAGAGTCTATTATCAGTGATAGAAGCAAATTGAGGCACAGTAAAACTGTCCTTAGAATGTTTGGATTTGAATTTAGGAAACTTAGTACGCTTCTTAAAGAAATTATTATAGGCTGCTTCAAGACTGCGGATAGCAAACTGCAAGGTTTGGGCATTTACCTCCTTTAACCATGCAGTTTCTTCCTGCTTCTTTAATGTGGTAAGAGCTTTAGCTTGCGCATAGTAATTATCACTCTTACCAGTGAACTTATACTGTTCTTTACGTTGATTGAGAAAGTAATTGTACACAAAGCGAGAGCAGCCGAAGTGCCTTGACAGCAATTCGGTTTGTTCCCTATTCGGGTACAGTCTGAATCTGAAGGTTCTATTAATCTTTCTCATATCATTTTAAAATTTACTAATTATTTTGTTAATATCAATATTTTTTTGTATATTTGCAGTAAAAAATAAATGAATATGAATAAATTACTATTGATTGTTGACCCACAATACGATTTCATTAATGGAACGTTGCCTGTGGATAATGCTGAACAGAAAATGGATGCTTTGTGTGAATATATTAAGAAACACAATGACTACAAAGCTGTTGTTATTACAGCAGACTGGCATCCAGAAAGTCATTGTTCTTTTAAAGAAAATGGTGGAGAGTGGCCTAAGCACTGTGTTTCCTATACACATGGTGCTGCTATATACGAACCCATTACTCAAACTCTAAGAGAACTTAATATTGTTTATAAAGTTCTTACTAAAGGAACGGACTCTAAAGAAGAAGAATATTCTGTTTTTCTTAATGATGAGTCATATGATTGGTTGACTAAAACAGTAGCTAAAGAAAATATTGACCAGATTGATATCTGTGGCATCGCTGGAGATGTTTGTGTACATGATACATTAGTAAGCGGTATAAATGAGTTTGGAAACGAGAAATTTAATATACTTATGGATTACTGCCCATGTATAAATGATGATTTTTTACTTAAATCTCTTAATGTAAATAAAACTTATGGCAAAGATTGAAATGGAATATGATGAGTATGAACGATTAGAAAAAAGTGTGAAAGCACTTCAAGATAACGTTTATACATTACAGAACGAAATCAATGAAAAAAATATCTTAATTGACAGTTATAAAGAAACTCTTAAAGATATTAAAGAAAGTACACTTATTGATAGAGTTCTAAATTGGAAAGATTATTTGAATGATATTAATGAGTTAAACAATTAAAATTAAACAAAAATGATTAAATCAATTTTAGATACAGATTTGTATAAATTCAGTACTTCATATGCTTATTTTCATAAGTTTAATAGAGCGGAGGGAACATTTAAGTTTAACGACAGAAACAAAGAAGATTGGAGAAACTATCCAAACTTTATGGATGAGATTGAGATACAAATTGAAAACTTATCCTATATTCGTCTTACAAATGAAGAAAGAGATTGGTGTGTTGAGAACATTGATTATATCCCAGAGAATTATTGGGAATGGTTAGGTACTTTTCGTTTCAAGCCAGAACTGATTAAGATGTGGTTGGATGATGATGGTGTCTTCCAGTGTGAAGTTACAGATAAATTATATCGTGTTACATTGTATGAGATAGCAATTCTTGCCACATATGCCGAAGTAAGAAATCGAGTATTAGGTAACAAAATTAATATGGAGAAAACCATGTTAAAATTAGAAGATAAGATTGCTTATGCTAATATAAATAATCTCTGCTTTTCTGAATTTGGAACACGTAGACGATATAGTTTTAATGTGCAGAATGAAGTAGTTAAAAGATTAAAAGAAAAGTGCCCTGTATGTGCTGGAACAAGTAATGTGTATTTGGCAAAGAAATACCACATGCGTCCTACTGGAACATTCCCTCACGAATGGATGATGTTTCATGCTGCCGTGTATGGATATAAGCGTGCTAACTACATGGGACTTGAGGATTGGATTGATGTATACGAGGGAAATCTTGGTACTGCGCTAATTGATACATATACTACCGAGTCGTTTCTTAGAACCTTAACCCTTCAGCAAGCTTTGCTTTTGAGAGGTTTCCGTCAAGATAGTGGTGATGAGTTTAAGATTGGTAATATGATTATTAAGCGTTTACAAGAATTAGGAATTGACCCTAAGACTAAATTACTTATCTTCTCAAATGCTCTTACATTCGAAAAGTATAAAGAAATTCATGATTATTTTAATGGATGTATTATGGTATCAGCTGGAATTGGAACAAATCTAACTTGTGATACAGATATTAAAGATTATAAGCCAGCAAATATTGTTATGAAATTATCAAAAGCAAGATATAGTAGCAAGGACCCATGGGAGAATTGTATCAAAATTAGTGATGATATAGGCAAACACATGGGAGACCCAAAAGAATTTGATAAAGCCATGAGTGATTTGCATTTATCTGAATAATTTGGCACAAATATTGTAATAATGAAATCAAAAAAAAATAATTTATTAATAAAATATATAAAGTTATGAGATTAGAAGATTTAATTTTTACGACTCCAAAAACTCTTGAAGATGTATTTAAAAGTGTTTGGGAAATGGATAAAAAGAAAGATTTACATAAAGGTGTAAGGAGTGCTTGTGAAACAGGTTTCGATAAAACCTGTGGAGGCATTGGCTCATTATTGGGTTTGAAGAAAAAGTGGAATGAAGATGATACCACATATTCATTTGTTGTTGATTATAATCAGGAAACTGAGATTATTAATTATAAGGTAGATAAGGGCGATTTGTTTGTAAATGTGTCATCAAAAAATGATACAGATAGTTCTTACTATATGCTTTCTATTCCAGAAGATGCACGTAATTCTAAAGTTCACAATGAATATAATGAGTCTAAAAAAACTATGACGTTTACCGTAGCAAAAGATATGTCTACAAAGCGTAAGCAAGAGTATGAAAAGACAATGCAGGATTATCGTCAGAAACTCAAGGAAGTTGAAGAACTTAAGAAGAAAGAAACAGAATTGAACGAGTTGCGAAAGAAATTGTCTGAGTTTAACCAGAAGTAACAATATGATTCACCATGTAAATGGAAACTTATATAAATTCCCGTAAAAACCACAAGTATTTAGCTTGTTAGATGTAAACACATCGGCAGTGACTGTCGATTACACGGGTGGAGAGGAAGTAAGAGCTGACCATTTGGAAAGCCATTCCTCTGTGAAGCCTGAAGCCTATGAACATTTAACTAATAGGTAGTCCACAAACCATTAAATTAAATAATGTTAAAAACGGAGCTATTATTTGGTAGTTCCGTTTTTTTATTGTATCTTTGTAACATAAAATTAATATTAAATCAATAAAGAAATGGAAAAAGAAGAATACGTTTTTGAATCAACCATTTTTAATCTTTCTAAGAATGAAACAGAATCAGTTAGTACAACAAGTAGTTTTAAAGAATATTACTATTAATGTTATGGATAAGTTTAAATTAGTTTTTATTAGTATGATAGCTTTATTAACTTTAGCATCATGCACTTCAGATTATTATTACGATGATTATTACCACGATATTCCAACACCTGAAATAATGATAGGAAAGTGGGTTAATCAAGATTATACATCGCCATACAAAGAGATATACCTATATCGTAATGGAACGTATAATGTTAGATACCATTCAAGCATTTTAACCACAACATTTACTGGACGGTGGTATTATATAGATAGGTACTTATATTTTGCAGGAGATATCAAAGATAAATTATACATATATTCTTTAGAATACCCACATATATATTTCTCAAACGGTTCTGTTTGGCGAAAGATAAGAGTTGAAGGGTGTTAAAGTTTTTCAATATTGTTAAATTAAAAATTCATTAAAATTATGAAGACATTTATTAAAGTTACAATTCTACTTGTTTCATTAGTATTTACATTTGCCTCTTGCAGTAAGGATGATATTGCACAAGAGTATAACCATCCAGAAGTAATTGTTGGAACATGGTTTCAGCATGGTGGCGAAAGCTATATAAAGTTTGAATCCAATGGAAAGTATAATAAGGTGGATAAGTCAAAGCGTCCGTTTAGAAGTAGTAACGGTGATTGGGGTCAGAAAGGTAAGTACGTATACTTAATCCAATATAATCACATCATTGATAGTTTGGAAATACAATCCTACTCTCAACTAAAGGATAGTAAAAGTAATTATTATACACGATAAAAAAATAGAGTTATGAAAAAGATTATATTAGTATTAGTATCTTCATTGTTGTTAACTGCTTGTGAAAAGGCAGGAACACCAGTACAAACTAATGGAGCAAAACATGAATTTGATGTACAACTTCTATTTGAAGTTGATGGAGTAAAAGTATATCGCTTCTTCGATTTAGGAGAATATATTTACTTTACTAATGCCAATGGTAAGACATCATATGTAACGGGCGGTAAAGTTAGTGAAAGAAAGACGAGTCTTATGACTATTTATAATAAAATATGACATTGTGTAGTAATTTTTGAAAATAACATAATATTTATATATAATAAAACATATTTTAATGGCAA